TGAGAATTTCGCCTCTAAGTGATCAATATTGATGACTGATAGAGACTGATTCTTATCCAAGGAGAAACGAAATCTTCGTTACTCTGTAGGTCAACCTATGGGTGCTTTAAGCTCATGAGCAATGTTAGCTTTAACTCATCACTTTATAGTGGGAATGGCGGCAAACCGAGTTGGGAAACTTGGTTTTGACCACTATGCCTTACTAGGTGATGATATAGTTATTGCTGACAAATCTGTAGCAGATTCCTATTATATGATCATGACTGAAATCCTTGGTGTTCAAATCAACTTATCAAAGTCGCTAGTTAGTTCAAATTCATTTGAATTTGCTAAACGATTAGTAACTTTGGAAGGAGAAGTGACACCGGCGGGACCAGCAAACATTTTATTAGGCCTAAGAAGTCTTAATGGAATTCCTTCCATTATTTTAGACATGGTCAATAAAGGTGTGCCGGTTTCCGAGGAATCCCTTGAATCATGAATGAGTACTATCCCGACTGTAAGAAAATCACAGCTGGAGAAAGTTAAGTGAGTGGTGAAAGGTCCGTTTGGATTCATACCAACAGCAGAAGGGCTAGCATCGTTCTTAACGATGTCTAGCTCGCTAACTCCTGTTAGGGCGAACCAAATTATCCACGCTGTCCGATATACTAAATTTCAATGAGATTTAGATATGTGACAGAAAGTGGTTAAGGATAATATAAACTATAGAATTTCTATAGAAGAATTATATTTCCCGGTTGGATTCCAGGATTATCCTCTAGATTTTAATTTATCTCCTATTAAGATGGAGATTATTAAACATCTATCTCAGGATCTACGGGATTTAGGAGGACAACGTCCTACTTTCCGTTTGATCTTTGAGGGTCCAATAATAATGTTTAATTATTATAGACAAGGATACGCTAGCGAAATAGTGAACTATATTAAATATCTAGTTCACCAAGAACCCGAGTTTAAGATAGGAGGATCCGATCCTTTCCTACCTCGGAATTTCGAAGCGTTCGCGTTCTCGTCTAAATTCAAAGGACAAAAGTTCTTTGAACAGGTTAGAGAACACTTGAGAGCGAATCAGCTCCCTATGTAGGCTTGCTTGATTGGATAAGACATATCCGCTAAAGCGAGGCCTCTTAAAAGAGGCGGTATAAGCTTTGATTTGATTCATAA